GTTAGAGGAAGTCACAGCGAATCGTCGAAGGAGAGGGTCTGCGCGGCCTGCGCGTAGGCGTCTTGTAGCGACTCACCGAAGTGCAGCTTTGTGCCACTCGGCGTTTTCACGACGACCTGGAACGTGCCCGTCGCGCTCATTCGAGTGTCGATCGAGCACCCCGGGCGATCGAGCATCCGGCGGGTGAAGATGTCGAAGATCCGCGTGGCGGCGGCGGCTTGAGCGGTGCGAATCTGCTCTTCTCTGGAAGGTACCGGTACGATCGTGAGCTTCGAGCCGAGCCGACGAATGAGCCTACACGCGAGATCCGTGAAGGCGCCCTCCGGATCCTCCTTGAGGTAGCGCTCGTCGGTCCCTTCGATAGCGAAGCGAACGCCAGCCGCGAGCTCGGACACCATGTCTTCGAGGCTCATGGGTGATCGAGGGGCGGGTTTGTGGGCTTCGGTTTTCTTGGGGCTCATGCTCGACCCCCTTCGATCAGTTCGACGAGATCCGATGCGTAACGGGACAGCGCGAGATGCACATCGGATCTACGCATTTGCGCTGTGACAAGTTGTCGTGCGGATTCTTCGGTGTTGTCTTGCGCATTTGAGGCAGCCGATTTGACCGCTTTATCCGCAGCGTTGAGTTCGACTAGAAGTAACTTGAGTGTGAGTTCCATGATTTTATTTGGGTTCCTCCGGGCGTAGGTCGTGTTTTGGGGCAGCGGGGCAGCTCTGGAGCATGAACGGCCCACAGATTCGGCAGAAGCGTTCTCGTAGCTCCGGCGGTTGTTCGGCGCGCGCTCGTCGAATGTCGTCTTCGAGCCGAGCTTTAGGATCTGAGGGGCGGATCGGGTTGTTCTTTGGAAGATCGCTCATGCGGTCTCTAGAATTTCGCTTCCGGTAACTCGGAGAAGCACGACGACGAGGAAGCCGGCGACGAAGCCGCCGATGTGGCAACCAAAACTCACCGTTCCGGCGCCTCCGAAGAAGGCGTGGAAGAGATTGATGCCGACAAAGGCGGCAACGAAGCCGAGAAGTCTTGGGAAGAGGGCGCCGGCTACGGCCAGGACGCCGAAGATGGCCCCCGAGGCGCCTACGAGGGGCTCCGTCGCGCTCGGGTTGACGTAGACGTGCAAGAGGCCCCCTGCGATGCCAGAAGCCAGGTAGAGGGCCAAGAAAAGGGGGCCTCCGAGGGCGCCTTCTACGAGGGCTCCGAAGAGGGCCAGGAAAGCCATGTTCCCGGCGATGTGGAGGAGGCTTCCCGGGTCGTGGAGAAAGAGGCTCGAAACGAGGGGGGCCAGATTTCCACCATGGACGAAATGGGCCGGAACCAGGCCGTACGCCTCGCAGAACACCTGGCCGCCAGAGGCCAGTTCTAGGCGGTAGGCCAAGACGTTCGCGAGGATGAGGGCGAAGGTCGCGTAGGGCATGACCGGTCCTACGGCTTGTATCACGATAACCTTCCCTGGTCTACTATGGTATTCGGTGGCCCCCGCTTCTTACAGCTAGGATGGAAGAATAGCATTCGTAAGTTGACAGGGGATACCGTTGGGATACGCTTCGTAGGCCCTCCCATGAACATGAAAGCCGCTTGGTATCCCCAATCGCTCCGACCCCCATCCGGCCCCCGTTCGAGCCAAGTCGTGAGCGGACGCTATTCGGGGGTCGATTCTGAGGCCCCCGCCCCCACCGCTGGCCCCGCCGCGGTCGACCGGGCCCTCCGAAAGAACTCGGACGTCGCCGGCAAAGGCTACGACATCGACGCGCGAGCCATCGCGAAGGCGCTCGTGAAGCACTACGGCGACGAGGCCGAAGCAGTGCTCAAGAGAGCGGCGCAGTTTCTCGACGAGGCTCGGAGGGCGAAGCGATGAAGAAAGAAAAGACGATCTCGGTCGCGCTGCGTCTTTCGACGTCTACGCTCAAACGTGTAGATCAGTACGCACGAGCGTGGGATCCGGACTCGGAAGCTAGGGGGCGTGCCTCAGCACTTCGCCATCTGATCGAGTCGAGTCTGCACGATTACGAGATGACCGAGTTAAGACGCGCTGCGTTGCGTAAATCTCTTCCCGCACGCAGAGAAGCCATACGAGCCGTCTACACGAAGGAAGCATATCGCGTAGAAGTTCTGGATCTTGGCGCACCATCGAACAATCAGTGTTCGACCGGTCAACGTTTTTTCGACCTAGAGCAGGCGCGTGAGCACTACGACTCACTCGATGTTCCGCAAGGAAAGCGCAAAGAGCTCCAACGTCGACTGGCGGGCAAGATGCGCTACGAGCCGATTGAGATCGAGGCGAAGCGATGACCGACCCCTGCAACGACCCCCAGAAGTACGCCCCCACTGAAGAGGATCTGATCCGCGAGTTCCAGCGTCTTTCTGCCGTCGCCAGCGGGAAGCGCAAGTCTCTAGATCTAGCGCTCAGGGATCTCATAGAAGCTGAGCGTGCGGCTGAACGCGCCGGGTGCGCGATCGACGAGGCACGAAGAACATGAAAATCACCGATCTAAAACTGCTCGTAGACTGCGCGTACCAGAACGTAGATCCGATCGTCTACGTACCGCCGAGCTTGGGCGCTGCGAAGACTCGTTTGGTCAAGGCTCGCCTGCTCGAAGAGAACCCGCAGCAGAAAGGCGCCGTGCGCATCACGATGCTCGGGCTCGATTTTGTCGATAGGCTTTTGGAGCTTAGGCCATGACTATCACTTGGAGCGATGCGCTTCGCGCCATCTCGATCGACGCCGCTCGTCGTGCTGAGAATTGTAAGCCGTCTTCGAGCGGCCCTAGCGATGAGGTGACCCTCGCCGAGAAACGAGGGGCAGCTTACGCCTTCAATGTCATGGCCCGAGAGCTTGAGTATTTATCTGATCACCGAAACAACCGATTGGCCCTCGCGAAGATCCGAAGGCTTCTTTCGTCCAAATGAAACCGCTCGACTTGAAAATTGAATGGTGCCGTGAGCACGGCCTTGGCGCCGAACAGCGAGGTGAGCTGCTCTACATCTACGGCGAGAAGGAGCCTGGTCGGTGGCACGTTCTGGTCTTCACTGGAAACCCCTCCTACCGGCGCGTCCGAGCGGCGCTGCGTGTTCATCTTCCGGCTTGGAGGTTCATCTGATGTGGCGCTCAACTGAGATAGGCCTTGCGCTCATCGTAGTGATCTACTCGCTCTACGCGCTCACTCAAGAACTTCTCTACCGCTACGTCACCCGAAGCCTCGCCGAGACCCAGCACGAGCACGCACGCTGGATCGGGATCTGCCTCGAGCTCACGAAGAACGGGTGCGACACCGAAGCGAAGATCGCTGCCGATCAAGTCGTCATTCTTCGACGTGAGATCAATTTTTACCGCCGCCTTCTAGTGTGGCTTCGACGAACTCAAGGGGCTTCAAAATGACTTGGCGCTACTCGGTCGCGGGCAAGGAGATTGGCCACCCCGACAGCGAGCACGGGCTGTACGTAGAGGGCCCGCTCACGGTGGAAGACTGGAAGAACATTTTGCAGGACATCATCGAGGAGATGGTCGAACAAGCAAAACGAGAAGCCGCGTCAGATCACATCTAACCTGAACGTCTACTAACCATGAACTACTACGAGCTTTACCAGTTGATTCTCTTGCGCGGCGAAACGCCTCCGACGACTAACCCGGTCGAGTTTCGCGGGGCGACGTTCAAAACCGAAGGACATGTCTACGTGTGCTCTTCGGAGGGCACGGTCGACGGTTGGAAGACGAAGTGGAGCTGGTCTACCGCGTACGCGATTGAGGCGGCGTCATGAAGCGGGGCAAGGACGTTCTGACTCGAGCTGAGGTTCAAGCTCAGCTTCGTGATATCTGGCTTCAACTTGAACCGATTCCATCTGGGGCTACCGAACTAGCCGACAACGAGGTCTCGGAGTTTCCGGTCGCGATCGTAGATCACTTCGAGGATGGCAACGCGGCCATCCATTACCACGAACCGGGCGTTGTGGTTCTGCGACCTCGAGTGCAGTATCCGGTGCGCTCGTTCGTCGAAGCTCTTCTAGTCTCTGAGGTGATCGAAGGCGACAAGGGCTAACCGGCTCGGAAATGAACGAACCCGGAGAACCAAGGGATCCGCACGCCGAAGAATGCTGCGATCAGGCAGATGAGCATGATCGCGACCAAGGCGATCGCGCTCGTTCTCACAAGCTCCTTCAACTTCGGATTCCCTGGCGCGAGTGCGAGCAGCCGGTCGCCCCACCAAAGGAGCACGGCGAGGATCAGGATCAGAAACAAGAGGGCGACGATAGTCATCATCGGTGAAGCTTACCTTGTGGCGGTCAACGCCGCCCACTTTGCACCTCGGTCGATGAAAATGTTTTTCCACTGTGTCTCTTCTGCACGACACGTTCGGCCTGATCCGTAGAGCACGAACGCCTCAGGCCAGGAGTGCTTGGGGTTGAGCTCGTGGCAGTACCACCACGCGTTCTTGAGCCGTTCGGCGGTGACGGTCGCGCAACGGGTCGTACTCTCGAGGTCGAGCCCGGCGAGCCCGAGCCATTCCGCTTCGCTGAGGCTCCCTTGGTGGTTGCTGCCGAGGCAGATGGCATGCCCGCCGTCGCCGCGATGTTCACCGGCCTGTACGAGCGGTGAGAAGCGGCTTTCGCCCCAGAAGGTCACGACGATTGCCATGGCCATCTGGCGGCGCTGGGGGGCCTTCGCGACCTTGGACGCCTCGGCAATCGACTGGGCAATGAGCTCCATGCGCGCTCGGAACTCGACTTGGGTCTCTTCCCATTTTGGCGATGGGGCCGGCATCAACACGAGGATCGCCGCGAGGATGGCTTGTGTCATGAGCGGAAGCCTAGATCGTGTTCGGCGCGAAAGGATAGTTTTCGAGCGGGCGTGGCGTTTTTGGTGAAGGATTCCTTGACATTTACCGGCGCGTCTTTGACCTCTGTTATAGTGACACGGTGGCAGTAGATCGGGCGGCTCTCGACGCGGTCTTGAAGCTGGCCGACAAGGCCCTTCAAGAGTTCCAAGGGCTCCTCGCGATCACAGATCTCCAAGGTACGGTGAAGAAGCTTCGGCTTCTCGCGGATCTCTTCGAGCGCTTCCCGATGCTCGACAACGACATCTCGCTTCTTCGTTCTAGGATTCGCGGGATGATGAGCTCGGATCCGGATCAGACCCCTGTGACGGGGATCTCGACGAGGATGGCTGCCATGCGCGGGTTCACTAAGCCTGGAGGGATCGAACGATCGCTGACGCCGCCTCCGGCTGGTAGCAGACCAGTGCCGCCCCCGATTGTGACGCCCGCACCGATGATTGCGCTCTCGGAGAAGAAACGAGACCCGCGCTAGCCCGCAAGCGCCGCGTGGCCCGCCGGGGTCGTGCGCCAGACCGTAGAGGCGCCCGGCTTCGACGTCATGCCGCCTTCGGTCTTCGGTTTGTCGATGTACTGCCAATTGTCTCGTTTCGAGAAACGCATCGCGTAGCCGGTGTCCTCGAGCAGCCCTCGCGCCGCGAGGCTCTTGGCGAGGCTTGTGACCTTGGCGGTCGAGATGCCGAGGTTTTGCGCGACTAGACCAGAGGGGGCTCCGATCTCTTCGCCGAACTCGTTGAGAAGGTCCCGTTCTAGGTCGGTCAGCGATGGCGGCGCACTCTCATTCATTTCCTGTCCAATCTCGCTCGGCGGGATGACGCGAACGACATGATTCAGCGGGATGGTATGCTCTTGGTGATACCAGGGCCCTGTGGGCGAGAAACGCACGTCGACGGACGCGCGCACGTTCACGCGACCTGCTTTGATGACCTTGAAGATGCCCGCCCCACCGGAGCCGTACGAGACACGGCGTGACGGATCGCGAACCTCAATCCAGTCTCCGGGTTTGAGCTTCAGGTCGGTCAGCGTCGGCGCCGCACCGACCGCTTGGCTTTTGGGCGGCGGCGCTTCTCTTCCCCACCGGCGTACATGTTCTGCACGAGACGAACGAGGCCGGCGTTGCCGACCTTCTTGTAAATCTCGCCCTCGAGCCTGCGGTAGTCGTCCATTTCGATAGGCCCGTACACAAGCCTGTACCCGTCTTTGAGGGCGCCTTGAGAGACGAGCGGTTTTTGGATGATGTCGGCGAGCTGCTTCTCGAACTTTCGCGCCGTGCCTTCGCTTCGGAAGAACACGTCGATGTCGTAGCTGTGAATGTCTTTGACGACGCGCCCCTTCTCGCTGACGCCACTGATCTCTTGGTTCATCGTCAAGAGCTCTTCCGCCAACCAATCGCGCGAGCCGTCGAGCGCCACTCGGAAGCCCTTGTAGAACTCGGCGCTCTCCCGCGAGCCAAGTTCTTGTCGAGTATCCCACTCGAGCTGTTGGAGCATGTTCCGTGCGATCTTCTTCGCGTCGGACTTCGTCTCGAGGGGGAGCACTTGATCGGGGGGCATCTTGCTCGCCTCGACTAGTTGTTCGGCCACCCAAGCGAGGAAGTTCTCGCTCGAGAGCTGCTCTTGGGCGTAGGCGGCGCCGGCCGCTTCGGCGTCGTCTTCTAGCACTCGAGGGGCTTCCGCTGTTCTCCCCAACGTTCGGTGCGGGTGTTGGGCCGGTAGCGGGGCGACGGTACGCGTGTCTCCGACGCGGACATGACCGTACTCGTCGACAACGAGCATGTGGAACGGTTCGGTCCACGGCGCTCCGGTGTCCGATCGATCTGGACCGACGGCAGCGCGGTAGAAAGCGGCGTAGGTGCCAGCAGGCTGGCCCTTCAACCGTTCTGTCGCCCATTCTTGAGCGCGAGGCATGTCGTGGAACCGTGCTGTCTGTCCGGTCGATAGGGTGACGACGAACGAGCCTGAGCGTTGTTGACGTTTTAGAGCCGTTGATCCACCGCGCGCCGCGCTCACTTTCCTCGTCCCCTTCGGCACAAACCTCACCGCTCCCGCAGGCCCCGCCGCGTCCTTCGCGTCGCTGTAGCGCTTGAATGGGCCGGCGATGACGCGATCTCGGCGATCGATGGCTTCGTAGTCGCGGACGGTTCGAGGGGCCCCGACCGCGCGTTTCCATAACGACTTGGCTTTCGAGGGGAGACCGCTCTCGATCGGCTTCGCATTGCTCGGCGGCTTCTGCACTACGACGCGAGACCCCGGCCCCTGCGTGTGCCAGTAGCCATCCTTCTGCCAGACTTCCGACTTCTCGTACGAGCCGTCTCGACGCTTGAAGTAGAGGTGAACCTCGTCGTCGACGTGGAGCACGTGGGTCGCGCCTTCCCCTCGAGCATGCGAGATGAGATCGTCGAGGGTGTTGAAGTCGGCGACGCGGCGGCCAGGCGCCTGAGACATCATCGCCCCCTACGCGCGATCTTGTTGGCGATCCGGATCACATCTTCGCGGGGTAACGGTGCCATGTCTCCCCCCATCGCTTCCTGCCAAAATTGCATTGCGCTCAAGCGGCGGTCGCGTAGGTAGTCGCCGATATCGGCGATAGACATCGTAGATGAACTTCGCATACGACGTTCCCCGACTTCACCCCCTGCCTGAACCTGCTCGCTGACATCCCGCCCCATCGCGGCGTAGGCAAGCGCGGCCCAGTCGATTGCGGTCCCAGCTATGGCAGGTTCTCCGTAATCGTCTGTGTACGCATCGTGGTGATCCGAGCACATGAGCACCTGGAAGTTCGCGTGGGTGTAGACGACCCAGTAGCTCCCGTCGACCACTTCGTGTAGCGCGTCGTTCTCATCGGCGCCTTCCCCGACACGCTCGGCGACCTGTTGCGCGAGACCGCGAACGCCGTCGTAGTATTCCTTGCGCAGCACGCGCATCGCGTTGTTGTGTTGCTCTTCGGATGTCGCGCGAGGGTCGTTGTTCGGGTTGCCGAACCCTGAGCCGCCGCCTCGCGTCTTCGGGGCTGGGCTCTTTTTCGGCGCGGTCTTGCGTTTGGCCATCATGCTCTTCTCTTGAAAATGCCGTTTCATGGAACTCTCCCTACCGCGTTGACGCGGATCTCGAATCTCTCGAAGACGCTCGCTTCCGGGTCTTCCTTGTACTGGTCGACGGCATCGCTGCCGCCGTAGAACTTCGCGCCGAACGTGCTGTGAATAAGCACGTCGAGGTTGGCGCTGCCAGTGGAGGCGGCCATACCGAGTGCGAAGGAGGCGGCTTCATCCCATGTTTTGAAGATGTGCTCTTTGCCGCTTGCGTCGTCGACCGCGTAGTCGACGTCTTTGTGTTTGCGTTTGGCCATGTTTAGCGTTCCTCCACGTAGACCGTGATCACATCTTCTTTTCGTTGATGTTTATAGAAGTCGACCTCACTAGGCGGGACGTACTGCCAAGTGCCCACCGAGTCCTGGAACGCCGGAACAGCGCCCGTCGGATCGGCCGCGAGACTCTCTTCGATAAGCTCAGGGCTTGGTGGGCCGTCCAACGTTTCTCCGGTGTCGTAGTTGAGCACACGGTACTCATCATCCGTTTCATCGTCTTCGTCTTCGTCTTCGTACTCGACGATGTCGATGTGCTTCTCCGCCGGAGTCCCTTTGATGGCCGCTACGAAGTCTTCGACTGGAAGCGTCCAGACCTGACCGTCGAACGTTTCGGTGCGTGTGTCCTCGTCGGCCTCTGGGTAATGATCTCGCTCCCACTCTTCCAAGATCTCGTGGGCGACCTCGAGAGCGGCATCGGGATGGCCTCCTTGCACGGCGCCGATTGCGCCAACATGCGGGCCGTATCCCGTCACATCGACAATGATCGCCACGGAAACCGGAGCGTCGTCGTCGGGATCGATCGAGTTGTTGTCGACAACCTCGCCCCCGACGAGGATGACGCCCTTCTCGAGCGTCTCTTTGAAGTTCTTCAAGTCTTTTGAAATACCTCTAGGCATCGTGTTCTCCGGTACGCGCAGCGGCCTGAAAATCTGCCCCATCATATCCGGTCCTCAAGATTTCCGCGCGGCTGTCAAGCGTAGAGCCGGTACCTCGAAGAAAAACGCAACATTCGAGGGCGTCTGCGCGCGTCGGGCTTGGGCGGTTGCCGCTCGAGGGGCTTCGAGGGAAGTTTTCGCGGTTGACGAAAGTACGACGAAGGGTATACAGAAAGTGAACAGCGGGTGCGCCCCGCCTGTCGAACCTTCAGATGCAAAACCAACTCTCTTTTACAGCCGAGACGGATGACGCCGGCCCTCGCGCCGAGCTTGTCGACCCGGCCGTTACCGTGGCTTTCATGCTCGCCGGGGACGCCCACGTGACGTTTCAGTCGAGGCGAACCGGCACTCGGTTCACGTATCGCGTCCAGGCCGCGCACGGCGAGGGCGCTTTTCGTGCGAGCACCGTCTCGCACTTCGTAGCCGTTCTCACTGGCCCCGACCACTACGAGTACCTCGGGTGCATCTTCGACCGGAAGATGTACTCGCATGGGCGGAAGAGCCGCATCGCGAAGGATGCGCCGAGCGCCGTCGCGTTCATGCGGGTTTGGAAGCACCTGTTCGCCGGCAAGATGCATCCCGAGCTGGAGGTTTGGCACGAGGGGCGCTGTGCCGTGTGCTCTCGCCGGCTGACCACTGTGGACTCGATCGCGACGGGCATAGGACCGACTTGTCGGGAGCGCTTGGGCCGATGAGAGTCGATCAGATCTCCGTCTTGCCGACCCTCGGCTACTCGTACGTCCACGACACCTTCGTCTACGTCGGCGCGGACGTGGCACCCGCAGAGGTCGACTGGGCGGCGTACTTGCACTTCATCGAGCAGCGCAAGATCTCAGGCTTGAACCGGTGTCTCGTCTACTCGACGAGCGCGCCGAACGCCGGCCAGAGGCGGGCGCTGCACGAGACGACGAGCGGGATGAATCTCAAGATCGCGGTCCTGAGCGACAGCGTCGTCGCTCGGGGGGCGGTCACTACACTCTCGTGGATGAGCCCTGGGTACCGCGCGTTTCATCCGGACAAGATCACCCAAGCGCTCGCGTTCCTCGAGCTCCAAGAGCGCGCGGCGCGGGGCGTTGAGATCGAGCTGCGGCTCTTGCGCAGGATGATGGCGAAACGCCCGGAGCTCTCGTTATGACGAAGATCACGCTCGATGCATTGGAGCACGCCGTGGCGAGGGCGCTCCGAGACGGTAAGGATCCACGCGCGTACCTGCTCGGTGGTAGGCGAAGCGGCAAAATGATGGGCCTGGTGATGGGGAGGCTTCGCGCCAAGGGCGCTGTTCGATACGAGAAAAACGACGGGATCACGACCCCTATCGTCACGGACGCGGGGCGAGCGGCGTTGGAAGGCGCGCCGCACGAGCTGTGAACGGCAGAAGCGCGAGGAAGAACGGCGGCGCAGCGGCGTACGATGGTGTACGGTAGGTGAATAGAACATGATCACTGTAAAAGACCTCTCCCCCGACCAGCTCGAGGCGTACAACTCCATCATGGGCTGGGCCTCCAACCCCGGTGGCCGCAACTTGCTCAGCCTCGGCGGGGCGGCCGGATCGGGGAAGAGCTCGCTCGTCAGCCTCGTCGCCGAGCAGATCGAGTTGCCGGCATTCTGCGCCTATACCGGCAAGGCGGCAAGTGTTCTTCGACGCAAGCTCGCGCAAGCGGGTACCGAGACCGTTGGCCCGCAGCGAAGAGGCCGCGACGGTGAGATGTCGCGCGAACAGCGCCCCTACTGCGGGACGATCCACAGCCTCATCTACCGGCCGTGCGACTGCCGCGAGCCGAAGACGGTCGAAGTGCTCAAGCCGTGTCCGACGAAAGACTGCGCAGGTGAGACGAGCTGGCACGAGGATAAGAGTCTCTGCTCGAAGGGGCACGTTGGGCTCGTGAAGACCGCAGTGGCCGTCGAGGCGCTCAAGCCGAAGAAGGTTTTCGTGTACGTCGAGAAGGTCGATGGGCGTTGCAAGCTCTGCGGCGGCAAAGAGTGGTTGCGCCGAGAGATACTCGATCGCAACTACAGCCTGATCATCGCGGATGAGGCCAGCATGATCGATCAAAGCATTCTCCGCGACCTACAAAGCTACGGCGTGCCCATCTTGGCGGTCGGCGATCACTACCAGCTCCCGCCGGTAGGCGGCAGCGGTGACCTCATGAAGAACCCGATGCTTCGCCTCGACAAGATTCATCGACAGGCCGAGGGGAACCCAATCATCGCACTCTCGAAAGCGATCCGCGAGACGGGGAAGATCCCGGACGATATGCCCGAGAGCGACGCGGTCCGTTTCGGCAAGCTTCGTTTCATCGAACAGATTATCGAAGAGCGCTACGCAGGCGCCTCGGCGACGCGACTGCTTGAGATGGGCCTCGCCTGCTACACTAACCGGCGTCGGGTCGGCTTGAACATCGCTGTTCGCCGAGCGCGCGGCACCGCCCGCAATGGCCGTGAGCTACCTCGAGCCGGAGAACACGTCGTGTGCCTCCGCAACATGAAAGAGGCAGGCGGTCGACCCCCGGTGGCGAACGGGATGCGAGGCGTGCTCGGCACGGACGCGACGCCGAAACAGAACATCAACTACCGCGGCGAGAAGCTCGGTGAGAGCGAGACGCAGCTTGTCGGCGCGATCTCGTTCCCTGAAGATGAGATCGGTGAGGCGAACTACGAGATGCTTCGCGCGCAATTCGGACGGGAGAAGACGTTCTCGAGCCCCGAGGAGCTCGCACACGAGACGGGGCTCCACTCGTTCTCGATGGCGGGCGCGCTCTTTGATTACGGTTGGGCGATGACGGCGCACCGCATGCAAGGCTCCCAGGTTGACGATCTTGTAGCTGTCATCGAACGACCGGGGCCGGTCTCGAATGACGATTGGGCGCGCTGGCAATACACGATCGCGACTAGAGCAGCGAAAAAATTGTGGGTGCTTCGCGGATGACCCCTGCAAGCAAAACGGCCATTCTGTACGCCTGGGAGCACGGGTACCGCGTACACAGCGACGGCACCTTGATCGGTCCGAAGGGTGTCATGCGCCCGACACCTACCAGTGTCGGGTATCCGAGCTTTAAGGTAGGACGCCGCGGGGAACAACGGACAATTCTGCTTCACGTGTACGCGGCTTACTGTTGGTACGGCAAGGCTGTTTTTGACGCCGAGTGTGTGCGCCACAAAGACGACGTGCGCACAAACTGCACGCGCAAAAATATTCTTTTAGGGACTAGGCGCGACAATCGAATGGACATGCCGAGACACGAACGTCTTCGTATCGGACGTCATGCTGTAGCGACCCGTCATGCTCGAACGGCTGTTGCACGTCGTGCGCGCAACGCTAAGATTTTAGCTCGTGTCATCAAAGGTGAACTTCACAAAGAGATCGCGAAGGATCTCAATATGAGCCGAGAAAGTGTGACTCGACTGGTTCAAGCGGCAAGATCGGCGAAGAAGGCGAAGGCGCTATGAGAGCTGCCCTACTCGCCGAGCTCTCCGATCTCTTCTCTCTCGAAGCTCTCGAGGCGGACCGAGAGGGCGATCCAAAAGAAGCCGAACGGCTGTGGGATATCGCCGACGAGCTGCACGGGCGCTACGAGAAGGTTGAAGGGATCGAATCGAACAGGTGGAAGAGATGACAAGCACCGATCTAGCCTTGGCGTTGTTGGCGCATGCGAAATCATCAGATCCGACCGCAAGAGTGGTCGTGTATACGGCAACCGACGATCACAGTGACGGCGACAAGAATTGCTTGTATTTGAGCGACAACGCTGATCAGTGGGATGTGTCCGACGCGATCAAAGCATTGGCAGGGTGGTTCGCCGTCGAAGTGGAAGAAGCGCGAGAGAGCGCGACGTAAGATGGCCGGCTTCCGCATCCGCAAGCTCGAGGGCACGCCGCTCTGGTCGATCGGCGCGGGCTACTACAGCCCGAAGCTCAACCAAGTTGCGCGTTCAGTCCCCGGGATGCGCTTCGACGCGAAGATCAAAGCGCACATCGGATACGTGGACGCCATCGAGCAGGTCGTCATGCGTCTGCGAGATTTGAACCTGAAGACGGACGATCCTCCGACGAACGAGCGGAAGTGGCCCCACAATCTGCCGGTGTCGTACGAGGGGGCACGCGACTACCAGAAGGAGGGGATCGACTTTCTCATCAACCAGGCGGGCTCGGGGGCTCTCTTGGCGGACGATTGCGGCGTCGGAAAATCCCATCAGGCAGTGAAAGCCGCACGGGCACTACGGCGTAAGACGGTCATCGTGTGCCCCGCGCATGTTCGGGGCGTGTGGGAGCGCCCCGCGGAGCTAGGCGACAAGGGCGGAGAGCTCGCTAAGTGGTGGCCTAAAGCGAAAGTGTTCGGTCCGTACGGCACCACACCATCCGAAATTCCAATAGACACCGACGTATTCGTCACCCACTACGACATCGTACACGCGTGGGTTGAGGCGGTGCTCGAGTGGGCCGATGGCGGCTTGACGGTCGTCTACGATGAGGGACATCTGCTTTTGAATGCGACGAGCCGACGCTCGAAGGCGTGTCTCGAGATCGCGCACGCGGCAAAAGGGCGCATTGTTTTGACCGGTACCCCACCGACCGAGCGCGTGCGTGATCTCTGCAACGTCGTCGAGACGATCAGCCCTGGGCGGTTCGGCGAGTTTTTCGGATTCGCGATACGTTACTGCGACGCCAAACAAATCGAGGTGCCCGGCCCAGACAAGACCAAGAAAGTGGTGTGGTCGTTCGACGGCAAGAGCAACTTGAAGGAGCTACGACAACGGCTTGATTGGTTCTGCCTTCGACGAACGAAACGAGAGGTGCTCAAGGAACTCCCCGCCCTCCAACGGCAGATTGTCGACGTGCAAGTGCCCCCGAAGCATCGCATTTCGATGAACGCGCGCCTCGTCGGAGATCGGAAGCAGATGCGCATGGCGCTCGATAGCGCAGCCGACGGGAAGTTCAAGAGCGTGCTCGCACTGATTAGCGGGCATCTCGAGGCTGGCATGCGCGTCGTCGTCGGAACCTACCGCCGAGCCGTCTGTGAGCGGTTCGCCGACGTGCTCTCCGAGATAGCTCCGACGAAATTCATCCACGGTGGCGTCTCCCTCAATCGGCGGGGGAAGATCATCGATGATCTTCGTAAGACTGAAGGTGCGTGTTGTCTCGTTGCGAATATCGACTGTATTTCAACCGGCGTCGATCTCACCTTCGCGAGTGTCGTCGTGATGGCCGAGCTCGTGTGGGAGCCGCGCGACCTCGTCCAGTTCGAGAGCCGAGTTCATCGATTCGGCGCCGAGGGCGAAAGTGTACTCGTCCAGTACGTCATCGCGCGCGGCACCGGCGACGAGCTCATACTTCACGCCGTCATCAACAAGCTCGACAACTTTCTCGATCTCGTCGAGACCGATGCGGGTGATGGCCTCAAAGAGGCCCTCACCGGACCGAAGGACGAGGGGCTCTCGAGGTTGGCGGCGGCGTTGAAGAAGATGGGAGCGAAAAAATGAGCGCTATCGATTGGACCGTCTTCGACCAGTACCCCGAGAACACCGTCGAGTGCCAATGCGGTGCGCGCTTCCGATCGCACACGAAGGCGGCGATCGGGGACGACGGGCAATTCCACATTTGTTGCCGGAAGCCGTGTCCGGCGTGCGGGTCGACGATCGCGAAGCGGGCGTCGTCTGATCCGGAGACGTTCGTCATCGAAGAGAAGGATACGGCGAAGATCCGAGAGTGGCTCGAGTCCGGCCAAGAGCCCCCGTACAGGCCGCTCTACGGAGATCCGCCCAGGAAGAAAACATGAATCGATCCTTTGCGAAGTTCACCGCTCGACTCGAGGCGATCGGCCTCCTCGAGCAAGTCGAAGCGCACTCGCTCGCGCTACACGTCACGTTGCGTGACCTGTATCTCGGACCGGGGCGTGCGCCGTCGATCACCAACGCCCGTCAGTTTGTCTACCGATGGCTCTTGAAACAAGGAAAGGGCAACAACGAGATCGCGCGGCTGTTCGACCGTGCGCCGAGCGGGGTGTTGAAATTGACGAAGGGGGGCTCGAGATGAAAAGCGTCGCCGGCCGTCCGCTTCGTCCGGGTGTGTGTTCCTGCTCGTTCGGCTGCCGAAGTCGAGAGGAGATGCGCGCAAAGCACGGCGACCCCGACAAGTTTCTAGACTCGCTGACACGCGCGTTTCATCGCGGGGACATCTCGCACATTGAAGCCGAGAGAGCGAACCTCCGATATCGCGCGGAGTGGTGCGAGGCTCCCGAGCACACGCAGGTCGAGAAATCATGACCGGAGAAGATCTCATCATCGAAGCCGCCGCTCACATTCTGAGCCGGTCATGTGGCGACGCGCACGTAGCGCTGCGCCGCGCTTTCTGGATCGCTAGCCGGTGCGAACACTGCGGGAAACCTCGCAATTGCGACGAACGGGTGCGTTGCAGCAACTGTAACCGCGTGGCGATCAGGAGACCGCTGTGAGCCACACCTGTCACGCCCCCGGCTGCAAGCGGCTCGTCCCGCCGAAGCTCTTCATGTGCAAATTTCATTGGCTCACGCTCCCGCAAAGAATCCGAGATGCGATCTGGTGTGAGTACACGCCTGGCCAAGAGCGAACCAAGCGTCCGACGTGGCGCTACATGGCCGTCCAACGGCTCGCGCTCGCGTACTCTGTGTTCAGGCCGCACGACGAAAAGTGTGTGCTCGAGGCGCTCGCGTACAGCACGAGCGCGCTGCGCTACGCCAAGCTGGCCGTCGAGGCGGGGCAGGGGGATCCGCTCGAGGGGCTCATCGTGAAGAACTGGCCGCCGAAGCCGTCGAAGTTGAGACCGGTGAAGAAGGCGCGAGCGAGGAGCAAGACGCTGTGACCGAAACTTTTCTTGTGACGGTGGCCTACGCTGATCTCGACGCGAGCGATATGCATGACGCTCTCGAACCCTACCTGGATGAATGGGACGCGGAAAGCATCTCAATCAAGCCGGTGCCCGATGCCCCACTAGGGTTAGAGGAACGCGTCGCCGCGCTCGAGGTAGCCATGAAACGTATGGGAAAGCGCTGGTAGATGACCGCGCGATCCCCTGTCAAATGGGCTGGCGGGAAAACCTTTCTCCTCCCCGAGATCCTCAAACGGCTCCCCACGAAGATCAACACGTACTACGAGCCGTTCGTCGGCGGGGGCGCGGTGTTCTTCGCGCTCGCGGCTGAGGGGAGATTCAAGCGCGCCGTCATCGGGGATGCGAACGTGGAGCTCATGCTCGTCTATGCGATGATTCAACGGAGCCCAAAATCCCTGATGCGATTTCTCGAGCGCGGGCACGCTCAGGATGAGAAATCGTACTACAAAATTCGCGCACAAGATCCGAAGACGTTGGTGCCTCTAGCCCGAGCGGCGCGTACGATCTACCTCAACAAGGTTGGCTTCAACGGTCTCTACCGGGTGAACAAGAAGGGCGTGTTCAACGTGCCGTGGGGGCGGCAAGAGGGGCGCACGCTGTTCGACGAGGAGAACATCTTGGCGTGTTCGGAGGCGTTGAAGGACGTGGAGATCGTGTCGACCGATTTCGAGCAGACGGTTCTGTCGGCGAAGCGCGGGGACGTAATATACGCCGACTGCCCGTACTTTCCCTTATCGGTCACTGCCGACTTCACGAGCTACACCTCGGGCGGGTTCGGCCTAGTCGACCAGACCCGACTCCGCGACGTCGCGAAGAAGCTCGACGCGCGTGGTGTTCGCGTCTTGCTCTCGAACTCCGACACGCCCCTCACCCGCAAGCTCTACCGCGGTTTCAAAATCGAGGAAGTTAAAGCCCCCCGTCGCGTAAACTCGAAGGGTAGCAAGCGTGGAAACGTCGGCGAGCTTCTCATCTCTGGGAGAAACACGAAGTGATCCTCGCCGTTGCAACCATCCTGCTTTTCGTGCTTGCAGGGTGGCTCGAGAATCGGGTCGAACAGCACGTGCGAGAACGAAAGAAGATCAAGGGTCGTCTACCGAGGAGAGTAGGATGAAAAAACAAGGCAGCAAACCAATGGAGCAAGCAGCAGCGCGGCTCATCGAGACAGGACAACTGGTCCGGAGTGAAGGCGGTTCCTATCGCTTTCTCGAGTACGTCGATGATCTCGACGTTTATGTCGCAAAGCGTAGTGCAGGTTCTTCTAAATTCCAGAAACTTGTGCGGACTAGAGCAGCGAAGCGAGGACGACTCCGATGAATACAAGAGACAACGAACTTCACCGGGCAACATTTCTATCCGTCATCGATGGGATCACCGTCGAGCGTATTCGCTCCGGTTTCCCTGAATCACATCGAGATCGTGCGCGCTACGTCGTCGAGGCGGCGACAGAGATCGCGGATCGTGCCGTCTACACGCATCGGCCGTCGCCGTTGTGCTCCGACAAGATGATCGGATTCGCCTGTACGGCTCGTGAGCTCTCGATGGCGTTCGAGCAACTCGCCGAGACGATCGAAAACTGCGGTCGGATTCCGGAACGGACGCTTACGCAGATACTCGATGCGGCTACCACGCTGCTCGCTGAGCTTGATTGCCACACGGCAGATCCGGATACGAAATAGGGGGAGAGATGGCCGAACTAGATAGCGTCAACGGGAGTCGATCTAAGGCCGCGGCCAAGCTTAGGGTCTTCATCGTCGAGGACGACCCGATGCAGCGCGAGCTCATATCCCGGTTTTTGACGATGGAAGGATTCGTTGTAGAGACGTACGGATCTCCGATCGGAGCGACCAACGCCGCCAGGAAATTCAACCCGGATATCGTCATCGTCGATCTGGACTTGCCGGCGTACAACGGCCAGCACATCATCCCGTTGATGCGGAACCGTGGGATCAGTGCCCGGTTTTTCATCCGGTCCGCCGCGGACGAATCGGATATCTCATCCGCGTGCAACGCTGTTCAAGCTGATGGCTGGTTCACGAAGAGCGGGTCCATCGAAGATTTTGTGTCTAAAATCAAGAAAGAAAAGGCAGGAAAATGAAGAACACGATCAAAGTTGTGCTGATGTTCGTCGCCGCGCTCGTCGCGGGGATTCCAGGTTCTGTGAAAGCCGGTGGGCCACAGACCGCGACGGTAAACGGGAGATGGGCTGGATCCGCTTTCGCGAACTCGGCGTTCGACCTCAATGCCGACGGCGTTGCTGCGCGTACCTTCGACGTAAAAACGTTCGACCAGATTCCGTTCTCTGGATTCGAGGGTGTACTTGACACGGAGCTTCTCGCACTCGGTTGTTCGGGCCCCGCATCACTTCTCCTTCGACCGCTCGGATCGATGACGTTTCGTGGACGGCTCGGTGACGCGCTCTTCGCCGAGGTTGATCCTGCGGCACCGGATATCTGCTTCGACTTTACGA